TTTCTACACGTAATATTGCTTCAGCAAAATCTACCTCCATATTTCTAGCTGCTGTCATAGCTTCAAGTTGAAGGTTTAAAATATCTAATTCGTCTACAGCTTCTTCTACAGCGCTATATTCTTCATACGCTTTACCTTTTAAAGGGTGATATAAAGATAATAATTTTTGTAAGTTTTGTTTAGATTTTTCTACTTTCAAAGTACCATTGTCAAAACGTATATGACCCATAGTACATTCACCTTTTTGCTCGTCTACCAAAGGAGAGTCTTGGTTTGTAGCATATTTTATTTCTCTTTGTTTTCCAGTCTTCTCATCAAAATAAAGCAACGCGTGCTTTCTAGTGTGTTTACCTGGTATAGTATATGTTAAAGGTGTTTTATTACCTTTAAGAAAATATACTCTGTCTTTTATTTCCCAACTTGGTTTAGCTGGTTTTGTAGGTGCAGTTTTTACTACTACCTCTTGAGGTGCAACCTCAATAGTTTCTGCTTTAGCTTTTTTAGCCATAATATAATATAATTAAATAGTTTATAAAAGTAATAATTACCCCCGTCAATACAACGAGGGTAAGAATTACATTTGTTGAATCAATTAGATTCCTCTGAATAATACAAAGTTGTTAGCAGCTTGAGTTACTAAACATCTTTCTGATAGGAAGTTAACTTCCATAGCATCAAGAGTTGAAGTAACAGCACCACCGGCAGAACCAGTTAACCAAGACTTCATTCTTCTATCATCAGCTTGAGACGCTCTATATCTTACATGTAAGAAAGGTCTTCTGATGTTAGTTCCTAAAACTTGATCATATACTGTAGAAGTTCCAGCAGGTACTAATACACCTTCAATTGAATTGATACCTACGATACCACCTCTTGTAGATGCGTCGTTTAAGTATTTCCAATCTGTTTTGTAAAAGTCATAAGAACCTCTTCTGAATCCTGAGAATCCAAGGTTTAAAGCCATTTCTTCTGAGTTTTCAAATAAACCAAAAGCAGTTCCTCCAGCGAATCCACCAGAGATGCTTGCTAGCATATCATCAAAATCTAAAGAAGTTTGTCTTTGTAAGAAAAGCATGTTTTCTTCAATCGCTCCTTGAGTATCTAAGTTTTTAAGAATTGCATCAAAATCATCAAGACCTGCAGAAGCAGTAAATCCTGTTTGTACATTTCCTCTAGATTGTATAGCAGCAAATAAACCTTCTGAACCTGGGCTAATATTAATAGCAGCAGCGTTACCTACTTGGTTAAATTCTGCTTCAACCATACTCATTTCTAAGTAATCTTCAAAACGTAATCTAGTTTCAGACTCAGCTTTTAAGTACCATAAATACCCAGATGTTCCGTCTTCAGTTGCAACTTCAACCCATCCAATTTGTGCCATATCAGAACCAGATACTACGTATTGGCTTCTTAATATGATTGGTGAATTAGAAAATTGAGTAAACTGAGGATCAACAGATACTCTAGGTGAGTTTTGAACGTTAGGAGCAACCAATCCAGCCATACTTTGACCTTTTTGGTAATCAGAACCGTAAACAAATATTTTACATCCTGCTTGAACTCCAAGTCTTACATTGTCAAATGGTTGAAAATGTATAATGTTAGGAGTACCTGCAAGAGCACCTGATCCGTAAGCACCAGAATCAACAACAATACCTTTTGATTCAAGACCTGTAACAGGGTTTAAAACAACGATAGTATCGTTTATTGATATTGTGTTTACAGCTGGAGCCGGAATAGTAATAGCACTTAAAGGAGCCGCGCCTACGTTAGCAATTCCTACTCCAGAGTAAGAGATATGTAATCTATTTTGTTCAGACCAAATTACTTGATCAGATGTCATTGGCATTTCAGCGCCAACCATTCTTAAGAATCCAGATAACGTTCTGTTTCCATAACGCTCTACTTCTTGTTCGTAAATTTCAGGTAAATATTGTTGTGCAAAAGTATTTGTGTTTCCAGCTGTTCCAGCGTTAAACTGTAAATAATTGCTATTCAATACCTCCTGTGTTCCTGAAGGGATTAACCCTCCAAATTGTGGATTTAAAGCCATTTTTGTTAGTTTTTTTTAGTTAAATTTTCTTGTTTTTATTTTAAGTTTTGTAGAATCCGCGCCGCTAATTGCTTTTACTTTCATACCGTTAATAAATACTTCGCCTTGAGATTTTCTAGCTTGAGAATCTACAGGGTTTTTAGATTTAGTAACAACATCTTTAATAGCATCGGCTTTGCCCTGCTCATAGAAATGAGCTGCAATTTTATCTACATTTTCAGCAGCATACATAGCTTTGTGATAACCGCTCGTATCTTTAACGTTACCATCTGAGTCTAGAAACTTTCCGACTAGATTAGTTATGTTTGATTGGTTTTCTGCAACTTTATCACGATTCTGTATATTATACTTGTAATTTTTATCTCCTACTTTAAAATCAAAACCTTTGAAATTTTCGTCAAATAAATCTTTAGTATTCTTTTTAAATAAATTGTGTTTTTGTTCAGCTTCTTGTTGCTCTTGATTGTAGCGATTGAAAAAATCAGTAGCTTTTTGTTGATCTTGAGTTACGCCCGGTCTTAACTTAATCTCGTCGTAATATTTAACTTTCAGATCTTCTAAAAAGTTTTTGGCTTTTGCAATCTCTTCTTTTTTAGCGAGTTTTTTCTTACGGACAGCACGCTCTTCGTCCATATCTTCATCATATTGGAAACTATCTTCCATGATAAAACTTATTTCTTCATCATTAAGATGAGGTTTAGATTTTTTATAAAATTCTTTTAACAAAGACTCATCATCTACGGATGAATAATCAGCATTGAGCCTTGTGTAATCTTCTATAGTACCACCAGTTTGATCCATAAAATCGACTAGTTTTTCTATATTTTCTGGTAATTTTTTACCTAATATTTTTTTATCTACTAAAGCTTTTTCAACATCTAAAGCAATTTCTTTTACTTCTTCTTCTTTAACTTCGGTGATTGTAGAAAACCCTTCAGTAACCTCGTCGGGCTCTTGTATAGGTTCTCCCACCTCTGCGCTATCTCCGGATGGTTCTTGTGTAGATACTTTCTCTGTTTCTCCGATTTGAATGGCATTATCTTCTTTTTTTTCTTCGCTTGGTATTACCACTTTTGTTACTTCTGGTGGTAAATCAACTAAAGGTTCTTTAATATTCACCTTCACTATTTCATCTGTATTGACTAGTTTTTTAGGTGTTTTCTTTTTAGACTTTATTTTAAAGTCACCCTCCTGTTTAACAGGTTCATTTGTTTTTGTTTCTGACATAATATAATATAATTAAATAATTGTTAATATATAGTTAAAGTACTTGAGGAAGACTTTGTTCAAAATTTTGATTTTCAAAGTCTACTGGTGAGCCATCATTTTTTCTTTGACTTATCATTTCACTTTGTTGTGTTGCTTGAATTTTTGTTCTTTGATCCTTTCTGTCTTCTATTCTATTTTCTTTTTGTTTCATATTTTCAACATCCATTTGTTTTAATTGCATGTTGTATTGATGCTGAATCTGCATTTCTTCTTTTTTAATTTGAGCAGCAGCTTGCATTCTTTGTATTTCCATTTGAGATTTAGCTTGCTCGTACTGAACGTTTGCACCAGATATAGCTTCTTGTTTTTGAACTTCAGCCATAGCTGTTTTTTCAGCAGTATCAGCTTGCGCATCAGCTTGTGCTTTAATATTAGCTTGTTGACTAAGTTGATCTTGCTTCATCTTAGCTTTTCTCTTAATTTTTAGCATTTGATTAGCTAATTTAAGATTTTTAATTTGTCTTAAGTCAATAGCATCTTCTAAATCAATACCGCCTTTTTGTATGGCTACTTGTATATTCTCTTCTAACTTAGCAACTTCTTCATCATCTGGTTCTAGTTCTAAAAATATACCAAAGTCATGTAAGTTTAATGAAGCAACCTCTTGTAAAGTTTGTATATTATAAGTTGATATAGAGTTTTTTAATGAGTTAGCTGTTAAAGGAAATTGTAATGCATCAGCTAATTTTAACGCTATGTTTTCAGCTATTCTTAAAGTTATGTATAAACTTGATTGCTTAATATGTCTTGTTGCAACGTTTGAAGCATTAGCTGCTATTTTTTGTAATCCTACTAAAGTACTTTTATCTGGTGTGCTACCGTCACGAGCTTCATTAAGCCCGGTTACATCACGTATCATTTGTAAATAATATTGATATGTCTGTATAAGAGCTCCTATTTTTGCTTGGCCACTAGAACTATTAAGTTCTTGTATTGGAACTTTACCTTGATTTATATCACCGTCTTGTGTTAATGATCTACCAACAATACTACCTGTCTGAAAATACATGTTTAATGCTTCTGCTGGATTGTAATTAGTGCCGTTACCTAAATCAACTTCTGCTAAACCGTCCATATCTAAATATACACCATCTGGCACCATACGAGATAAAACTTGTTGTAATTTTAAATGAGTCAATTGAATCATGTCAGCGAAACCAATACATTTACTTACAAGTGATTCAATACGACCTTTATACATTCTTGGTGCACATATAGAATAATTCATTTCTACTTTTGTAGTATCAGCATAAGGTCTTGTCATGTTTTCAGCTAACTCCCACTTTAACATTGTGTCAGTGCCTAAAACTTTAGCGCCACTATATAAAACTTCTATAGATCTTGATACTCTTTCAAAATTATCATTTTCTGGTGGATTAAATGTGTCTGGCTTTTCTAAAGCTTTCATTAATCCTTGTTCTGTTTGTTTTATTTTAAACACTTGATTATGGTATGTTTTATAATCAAAATATAAAACTTGAACAGTGTTGTTATCATAATCTCCCCAACCAGTAACGTAAGATCTATTACCAGGCATTGATTGTATTCTTTTTAATTCTTCTTCACTAATATCTGGAAACTCTTTTTTAAGTTCAGGTATTGTTATAGCTTTTAGTTCACCAACATAATATACGTTTTCAAAATTAGGATCTTCTGTATAAGAATAAACCATATAAGCAGGGTCAACGTAATCTACTGTTACACCATTAGATGTATTAAAGTTTGTTTTACTAGCTGCAATACCACAAACTGTTAAGTCCATGTTTATTCTACGTCTAATTAAATCATATTTATTTTGAGCTAAAACAGTTGATATAGCTTCTTCTTCTGCTATTTCAAGTGACTGCTTGTAGCTAAGTTGCATGTGAAGTTGTAATTCTTCTTTATTTTCTGGAACAACACTAGGATCAGGGCTTTGGTACAAGTCAATACCTAATGTGTTTTTTAAACTGTCTAAATATTCTTTAGCAACCATATCTTCTTGTAACCTAGAAGCGTATTCAGTTCTTTTCTTAACAGAGGCTGGGTCTTGAGCATAAGCTTTTATATCATAGCTTTTTTGAGATATACCATTAACAACTATATCTACAAACTTAGAAAGTATAGGCACAGGTTGCCAGTCTAAATTAAGATAAGACAAATCACCATTTATAGATAACTCATCTTTATATTTTTGTATGCTTTGCTCTCCACGAGCATATAATCTTAATTGATGAAATTGATTCCAATTAGTTAAATATCTATTGCCAGTTGTTCTTCCTTGACTAAACCATTCATATTCAATAGCCATAGCTACTTGACTTCCATATTCTAAACTTGCTTTTTCTGCATCACTCACTACTTGACTAGGGAAAGCGCTATTGGTATTAGTATATATATTCATTTAACTTATTATTTTTGATGTAGTTCCTTTGTTGTCGTATTTTTTAATACCTAAATCAACAGGTTTTAATTCTATTTTATTAACTGGTGAGTATCTATGTTTATTACAAGCCATTAAAGCTAAACCTGAGCTAATAGAAGCATCGTGAGAAGTTCTATTATTTATATTAAATTGTGCCCAATCTTCTAATGTTCTTTGAAAATAAACATCGCCGTAACCAGTTTCTTTTAAACCAACAAATGTTTCTATGTATGTTTCTATAGCAGAAGCATGCGCTTGTTTAATATCTTCACTTGAATTAGGTATACCACCTATTTCTCTTTCTGTTACTGACAATTTATTTCTTTTTTTATCTGGCCTGTTCATTGCAAAACCTCTATAGCCTCTACGTTTAAAATAGTAAAGTAATCTAGGTTTATTATTTTCTGCTAATATTGGCATACCATAAAATACACAAGCCATTAGTACGTCTTCAAAGAATATTTCTGCTGTTTGTGGTCTAGCTATATATTCTAAGAAAAAATGATTTGGTGGCACTTCTTCCATGCTAAACTTAGTTAAACCATGCAAAGATCCATTAGAACCTTTACCATCAACAGTTCCTGATATATCATATGGATCACATCCAAAAGCACCACAATGTTCGTTACCTGGATAATTAACTCCATTTTTTATATATCTTTTGTTTTGTAATTGATTAGGTGGAACCCAAGTAATTAAAAATCTACCATTTTTATTTGGCATAAATATAACTCTAGTATCTTGATGCCCATTTTCCCATTGAAAGCTTCCTTTTGTTACTCTTAATTCGTTTTTAGTATCTTCGTTGAAATCTATTTGTTGATAGATCTTAGTTAGATTAAATAAAGATTGTTTTGATTCATCTCTAAAAGCATGTTTAGTAGTACGTGGGAATTGTCTGTAAAATTCATTTAATCCATCTTGATCTTCTTTTAGACCTTCTACTTCGTTGTTCCAATATTCAATAACCCCAATTTTGATTGGCGTTCCATCAGGTCCACACACTTGTTTTGATGGGGTATCGAAGACAGGATAGCCATAAGAATCAATGTATCCTTCGTAATTCCATTCCATAGGTATGAACAAAGAATAGAGTCCTGAACGAGTTTGTCCATTTGCGTTTCTTTTGTTAACGTCTGAGTCATCATATAATTTTTTAAAATTCCTACCTCCTTTGTCTAAAGCATTTGATGTTGATCCCATCATACACTTTCCAATAATTTTTGATCCTAATCTAAGGGTGGTTTTCGTAACCCTCCAGTTGTTTTGGATGTCGTTGGGCCTTTCCCACTTCCCCGATTCATCATGGACGAGGAGCCTGAGCTTCTCACCATCGTAGGCATTATCACCGGTGTTTTTCCAGTCGATCGTGGTGTCCAATCCTGTAATGGTTTCGGTTTTGTCGGTAGAGACAATACTTCTTCTGGTAAATTTGCTGGCTGGGACTCTGTAGGCAAGCTCGGTCTTTGGACGGTCCATACCGTCCTGGATCGGTTTGAAAAAGAAGGGATAATTAACGGATATTGGTACGACCTTATCAGTGAACATCTTCTTAGCATCGGCGCCAGATTTGGACAAAATCCCAAAACGTGCGTCGGTTGATATGGTCGCCATATTAACGCATTCACCTGATGCCATGAACGAAAAGCCTGAACGTCTGTTCTTGAGATAGGACATACCATAACACCGTGTGTCTGCCACACATGCGGCCCAGAATATGAAAAAGAGACGGTTTGCTTCTCTAAAATCTGGCTGCCCAACATCAATCTTGGACCACTGCAAGTACATATAATGAGTGCCAGTAATGTAAGTAGTGATACCTTTATTAATATACCAGAAACCTTCTTCTCTGCGAATAAACTCATTATCGATGTAGTCATAGTGTTTTTCTTTAAAGTCCTCAGGATATTCTCTCCAGTCGAACACGGTTTTTATTCTTTTTAATTCTTTAGCATATTCAAATCTAGTCCATTTATCTTCTTCAAACTTATGTACATTTTTTGCTAATGGTAAAGCTATTTTAAGATTTTGTATTTCATAAATCTCTCCAATTTGTCCAGTCTTAGATATAACAACCATATCGTGGTCTTCGTTGTATCCATACTCCCATTTGTTATACCTATTCATTCGTTTAAGAATCTTAGGTTTTACATGATTAGGTAATATTTTATATAGTGTTTGTTCGTACATTACTTAGATCTTCTTTCTGCAAATCCTCCAAAAGATGTTTCTTTTGATATTTCTTTAGGTTTATCATCTAGCATGTCTTGCTCTTCTTTGATTCTGTTTAGTATTTCAAACGCATCAAATATAGCTAATTTTTTAGTGGCTGCGGCATTTTTTAATCTATCAGCTGATATGTCTTCATCTGAATCTACAATAGGTTCTTTAGCAACCTTAATAAGTTCCTCAACTGCTATGTGCCCAGCTTGGATTATATTCAACTTCGTTTCCTTCGTTCTCATATTTTATAACAATATCATTTGATTTCATACAATATAGTCTTTCCTTTTCTACTAAAAATTCCCATTCGCCGTTAGGCGTGTAACCTACTAGATCACCTGGGTTGATTTTAAGCTTGTTTAAGGAGCTATTGCCATATTTTAATATACCAATAAGACTTGCTTCTTTATCTAGCGTTAGATCTTCTTTGCTTTTTATAGGTTTTATAAAACACCTATCACCAAAGCTATTCCAACCGTTAGAATTTTTATATAAATATATTTGATCTATAGAACAGAAATAAAGATTATCTTTAAAAAAAGATCTACTTTTTTTCTTTCTACCTTTCATATCATAAAAAGTTCTAAATACATTTTGATGTATAACAACAATATCGCCAATTTTAATATCTAAATTAAAAGCTAAAGGTGTTTTAATTACTTTTGCTAATCTATTTACAAATTTAAAACTTTCAATTTTAGTATTTAAAACAAGACTTTTACCGTCTATATTTATTGTGTTATTGTATTTATCCCCTAAAGGTTCTACAATAAAATCATACAAACTTTTCATTAATACTCTAAATCATATTCAACTGATATTGCCATGTTAGAATTAAATTTTTTCCATGGCAATACTTCGTTGTTTTTTTTGATGTGTATATTATAAGAATTGTCAGCATCTTCAAATAGTATATGAGAAATTTCATGACCACCATAAACTTGTTGACCAACAGCGTAATGCATTGCGTCATTTTTATAGTCTGATCCAATGCTAATTTTTCTAATATTATTCTGCATCTTCTTTTTCGATGTCTGTGTAACTTCCATCTTGTAGATTGATGTTAATTTGACCGTACTCTTCTTCTAATTCTTTTTTAGTAGAATCAATTTCCTTACTTAAAACTTCAATTTCTTTTGATACATTACTTTTTTGTACCTCAAGAACACCTACTGTTCTAAGCATTTCATTTAATTTACCTTGTTGTTCTTGCAATAATTTTAACTGTTCTTCAGTTATCATTGCTTTTACTGTTTCTTCTGCTTTTTTCATTTAATTTAATTTAATTGTTAATTTATTCTTAGTTATATAGTTACTTGTTTTTATACTATTTACCTGCTACAATATCTCCAGCTGTTGTGCCAGTGTTTAAAACGTAATCCACAGATACAGGCAATATAGTTCCTGGTTGTACTCCTTTAAATAAAACTGCATTGTCAATAGTAGGTTCTAAATCTTGTACGGTTAAAATCGCTCTTGTACCTCCACTAGCCCCAGCTTGTATTACTGTTATAATATCTCCTGGAGAATAATTTGATCCAGCAACGTTTGGTGTTATAGTTGTAATTGCTCCATTAAGCGCACCTGTTATAGTAAACTTAGCTGCATTATTACTACCAGCAGAAGTAATTGTAATTACATCACCTGTAGAATAACCTGAACCACTTCTTGTTATGGTAAGAGTTGCAGCTGGGCCTGTTCCGCCACCGCCGCTAATTGTAGCAATTGTACCTATTATACCTGTTCCTCCAGCTGGGGCAACAGTGCTTGTAAAAGCGTTACCCGCGGTATAACCAGTTCCGCCTTGACCAACTACGAGAGCAGAGGTTGGTACAGTTACTGTTATATTTACAGTTAAACCAGTTGGTTGTTTAGCTGGTGATTTAGGTACAGTACTAGTTACTGATGTTAGTAACCCGTTAGCTGTAAAATAACCAGAACCATTTGATAAAGCGTTATATGAAGGGTTTGCTCCATAAGGATCTGCAGAGTCTAAAGCTGTTACAGTTCCTTGAACTCCTATGACACCTGAAAGTACGCACCTAACATCCCCACCGTCACCTACGTATAATACAGAACTGTTAAGATTTGTGCCTAATGTTCCAGTTTGGTTTTCAAATAACCAAGCTGATCTAGAGTCAAAAGTGTCTGATATGTTAGCAACTCCTGCTCCACCTGCATTTGTTAAAGGTAATGCTTTTCCTATAATGCTATCGCTTGTTGAAAATCTACTCATTTTTTATTTTTTATTTATTACTTATTGATTTAAATTTTTCTGCGCCTCGTGAACCAAAATAAGCTACGTAGACTGTTGTTGTTAGAGTTTTTAATAAACCTATCCACTCTTGTTCTACTGTGAATGATAACGCTTCGTGGCTATCAACCCATATAAAAGCAATTGTCATTACAGATAAAAATATTAAAGACATTGGGCGTGTATTTTTACTTAACCATGAATCGCTTTTCATGTCGCTTTCCCAACGTTTACTTATTTCTTGCATTTCAGTCATATCTTGTTCTAATAACATTAATGCTTTTTCTTTATCCTCTGCAGGTAGCACAGGATCTTTATGTATTAAATTTTTTACTAAACCTAAAACTCCAGCATCGGGTAATACATCCCCTGCTAAATCTAAAATACCTGGAGCAGCTTTACTTAAAAACTTTCCTACTTTAGTTTGGTTAAATTTCTTTTTACTCATTATGCTTTTTTATATGCTTCAGCTTCCCATGGTAGGTTTTTAGCACCTTCTTTCATTTTAGCTCTGGAATAAGTTTTACCTTTCCAATAAACATTATCATCGTCATAATCTAAATCACCTCTTTCCATTTGATCTAAATGTACTTTTTCATGAGATATTACATCTTCCACTTCGCTTGGGTCTAAATTTTTGTTTAAAACTATAGAGCCATTGTTGTTAGCTTTACCCATAACACCGTCTTCCATATCAACTTTGTAAATAGGAGTATTGTCTACTATATAAGGTGGATTATTTAATTTAAAAGCCATATTAGTTTTTGTAAGGAAATATTTTATTTAAAGTTTTCTTACGAGCAGAACAGCCGCAAGGAATATTTAATCCCTCTGCGACTTTATCTACTACATGTTTAATACCAGTAGCTTTAGTAAACTTTTCTATGTCGTCTCCTAAACCTTTGGATTTCATAAATTATAGTGTGTATGCAGCGCTAGCATAAGTTACGTCTACTTGTGCAGTTGTAACTACAGTTCTACCTTGTGCTCCACTGATACTTGGTTGTTGTGGTACTTGAGCAACGCTCACTGGTGATCCTACAGTTGATACTACTCCTCCTGGATTAGCTGTAAGAGCTGCGTTTATAGCGTTCAATACGTCATTAGCAGCTAAAGGTGCTAAGTGAGTTATTGTCCATTTTCTAGTTGCGTTAAGTGGGTTTTTTAAGAATACATCTGTAGTAGTTGGGCTTGCTGTCAATAGTCTTAATACGTCAGCAACTTCTATTAGAAGTTCATCTCCACCAGCCCCTGGTGTTGTTAAGTTAAATTTAATGTACTTTGCCATTTTTTGTTAGTGTTAGTGTTAGTGTTAGTGTTAGTGTTTGGCTGAGGTTTTTACAGTCCTCTCTGTTTTATTTGTGTTTAATATTATTTTTTTTTGTAAACTCGTCATGCATTTTAGCTGGAGATTCATAATCTCTTTTTGATTTGCTTTCGTCTCCTTTTTTACCGCCATACATTTTAGCTGGTGATTCAGGCGCAGCTTCAATTTTAGACTTTAAAGCTTCAGGTAAGTTTTTTTGCTTTCCAACTAGTTCTTTTTCCATTGGACTTCCGTAATCCATTTTCATAGGAGATCCCATTCTTGATTGTGAATGTTTAGCCATCCAAGACCCATGAGATGCAATAGGATTATCATTCATTAAGTTTTTTCTTTCTTGACCTGCTGATTCGTAACCTTTATTTTGGTTATGAGCTGGTGAATCTTTCTTCTTACCGTACATTTTAGCAGGGCTTTCTCCAGCTGCTTCTTTTACAGCCATCTTAGCTTCGTATTTTCCTGCTTTTGTATTACCATCAGCTATAGCGTTACGAGCATAATCTTGTTCTACTCTTTTTCTTGATTTGTTCATTTTGTTAGTTTGTTTTTTTATTTTGGTTTTAAAGGTCCATATGTTGAAACATATAAGTCTTTATACTCTGGACTATTTTCATCTAAACCTTGTTTTTTAATTCTAGCGTTAAAAACTTTATCTTTTGCTTTACCTTCTAGTTTATTTTGAAGCTCTTTAAAGTCTTCTTTATTAGAAAAATACTTTACTTGACCTGGGTTTGAGTATGAATCTAGAGGACTAGTTTTTTTTTTATAATCTTTAGCTTCATAATCAATACCACCTTGACCTTCTGGGTTTATAGCAAGCCTAGCGTCATTTTCATAATCAATACCACCTTGGCCTTCGTAGCTAATTTCTTTTGCTGGCCTTGATGAAGCTGATTTTTTACCTTTAAGATCTTTATCGCTTAGTTTTATTGTTTTTATAGGGTCTTTACCCATAAAAGCTTTTTGAAATGGTGAGCTCATAATTTATTTGTTTTTACAACCGAAGTTATTTGCGTAGTTAGCCATCTTAACAACTTCTTCGCTATATTTATTTTTACTTGACATTACAGATGACGCAGCAGAACAAGCGTCTTTAAAACCGTTCTTTTT